GTCATAATGTCTGAATTAAATTTGAGAGTACCCATTGATGGCAATATCGTCAGAATGATATTGGACGGACGCACTTGGCTGAAGAAAATAGATAATTATCAATATCAGCTTGTTATGCCTCTAATGGTACAACAACCGGTGAAGGAATAGACAATGAACAAATACCTAATCTTACTAACCCTGTTGATAGTTAGTGGCTGCTGCTCTGACAGATTCCACATCTCCACCGACGACCCTCGCAGGAGCATAGCTCTCACGGCAGGAACGATAATTGACTGGCGGGGTATACCAGAGAGCAAAAAGACGGAAGATATGCTCCTGTGGGAAAGCCTTGTACTCACCGCCGACCCTAACGCAGGACCGGACAAAACACAAAAGCAGATACTAAAATATGATGGACAATTTCTCTGCACAGATTACCTCAAGGAAATGGCGGTCGAGACTACCTCAGAGGACTTGCGGAAGAATCTGTTAGACTATATTTGGGACTTTTTTACAGGGAAAAAGAAATGAGTTTGATTCTAACAAGATGTGTTGTTTTATTGAGTTGGCTACCGTGGCGCGATGACCCGCGGTACAAAGTCGCCGGATGGACTTTTCTCGGCCTGATTATCCTGATTTTGGTTATTGATTTGATTTTCAATCAGGCAAAATGGGCCAAGACATTCAGCCAGTATGTCACTGCGAGGGCGATGAGCAGTTGGAAATTTATGCTTGTTGTTCTCGGCGCTTTGGGCTTTTTGATTTTCCATTTTCTTTATACGCCGATTCGTTCGTGGATTAGGCGATGGTTTGGAAAATGAAAGAACTGGCAAAGTAAATCGGTGTTATAACAAGGATATTAAGGAGTTTGTTATGAAAAAGCTAATACTGTTTTACATTCTGATTTTACTTGTGTTTAGTTATGGTCGTGATTGCCCAGTGCCTGATTTTGCAGAGTTGCCTTCGTGGGCGGATGAAAGTAAAATTATAGGCGATATACTCTGCGTTCGACAGGGAACAAAAGTCGAGCTTGAGGAATTGCCTGCGATACAGCTTGAAGGATGTGACACTCTCGATGAAGAATTAACTTGGTCATTCGCAAGCGATAAAATATCTGACTTCGGATTATCAGGCGAACCTAATTTAATAAGTATTGCGCCCGCGCTGCCACAAAAAGGAATAGTCTATATCTACGCAACTCTAATGGCAGAGGATTCCAATACGGTAGGCACGATTATTTACAACGTCATAAGACCTGCACCCATGATTATACCGCACTGCGGCGGGACCTGAACTGAAATGTCAGCAAAACAACGTGGTTTTATCGTCCAGAAGATTCATAAAAAGACAGGCATAATACCAGATATGAACTTTGACTATGAGAATTGGCGGGATTGAAATGAGGATATAATTAAAAAAGCAGCAGGCGGAAAAGGCGTTCAGATATTTGTATGAGGTGAATTATGCAGGAATGTAAAAGATGCGGCAAACTGTGCAAAGTAGAACCTTTGCCCGAATCTAATGCCAAAATGCTGCGACGCAGTCAAAATATCGGTCTCTGCGTAAACTGTGCGGTCCACGATTGGCTAAGAAATACTTATCCAATTAACATAATTCTGGCAGAATCAGGGCCGAAGGGATTAGAACTTCCGCATATCCAGCAGCAATTCGCCAGTATTATGAAAATTGCAGGGGCTGATGCTCAGTTCGATGAGATTGACTGGAATGCAATAATTTCTAACTGGAACTTATCTTTTCCTACAAAGGTAAAAGCGCGAGCGGAAAACCCGTGTTCGCAAAAAATGCTTGATGAAATATCAAGCGGAAAACGGTCCGGCTTGGGAAAGTATGATGCACTCAAAGTTTGAAAAGCCGAAGATTGGGACACTAGCGCCGTGGTTCGGCGGCAGGGGCGCAAAACCGGTCATAAGTATTTATTCGAGTAATCTCCTGTCCGCCTTCGGCAAAGACGTCCGCCGCGTTCGATACCAAAACAATCTTACACTTCTGGCCGTCAGCCGGTCTATGAACGCCAAAGGCTGGCTTCGCTATTACCCAATGAAAATCTGGCGTATGGAGCAGAAAAAAACCATAACCCTCGACGCAGCGGAAATGCTCGACCTTGTCCAGAGCATCATGGGTCGCTGTCAACTCTACCAGACAACTCTCTAAGACACACGAGAAGGCCCATATTAGCCCCCTGAGCGATTTTCTCCCCGAATATGAGGTTTAGCCCTTAAAATACCGTTCGGCCCCTGACGGCCAACCTCGTGCGTTCTCGCGTGTTTACAGTCTTTATAAAAATATCCTTTATGTTACGAGGTTATTTAACAGGAACGGGCATATCATCCGATATGCGGGGTATGCACATCAATATCGGCATATTTTTTTAGGGGCTTGAATGGATGGTCAGGCATCTGGTTTTTTTCTTTCTCTTATGCGGCATTATCCCGCCCTGTTTTGGCCTTACAGCCAACTACAACGCCGACTGCATAGTCAATTTTGAGGACTTTGCTTATTTGGCTTCGGAATATCGCTCTCTTGCCACAAGCTGCGTCGGTCATTGGAGATTAAACGATAATGAGCCTAATACCACGGTCTTAGATAGTTCGGGCAACGGTCATCACGGTATTTCTCCAAAAAATACCGAAGATATGTACGTTGCAGGCAAAATCAGCGGGGCATTAGATTTCGACGGGTCAAGTGATTATGTAGATGTAAATATCCCTGATTCGTTTTTTCAGGACAGTTTCACTATAAATTGTTATCTCAAACCTGATGATGGACACCCGTCAGGTTCAAAGAGGATTATGGGTTATACAAGGGATGTGGGAATATTGTATGGTGTGTATTTGCAATTAGATTCGACAGGTGAAGTAAGAAGTTCATACGGTTCTTACACAGATTCCCTGATTGAATTGATTACACCAGAACCTGTATTTTTAGACGGGGAAACTGAATGGATAATGATAACTATGATAGTTGAGAATGTGACAGAAACAACTGCCCGCATCAAGATTTATGCAGATGGTGAATTGAAGGCGACCAGTGATGATTCCTGGTCGAATATGTCAGAGTTTGATATTGATTTTAGTTTTTATATAGGTGCATATAATGAAAATGATGTTTCTTCTGGAAATCCATTTGAAGGCTTAATTGACAACGTATTGATTTTCGACAAAGCATTATCACAATCTGAGATTGAATGGCTGTACTACAACGGCAATGGTACTGAGTATGGACTGGGTGAAGCGGTTACTTACGACCTTGACAGTGATGGCGACATTGACATAGATGATATTGCCGAGTTCGCTGAGCAATGGCTTGAATTTGAGCAGGCAATAGAGGCCGACAATATCTCTCTTGAGATTAACCAGAACAGCGAGGTGTACATTCACCTTTCGTCCGAATCTTCGGCTACCTATTACATACAAACCCTGCCAGCATACGGAACACTTTACGACCCCGACAACAGCGACCCTGATTATTCAGACCCTAACATTGACGACCCAAATGTCATTGAAATAACATCAGTACCTTATACCTTGCTCGATACCGGCGACAGAGTGATTTACAAATCCGACTCTGACTATTACGGCTCGACTAATTTTACTTATTATGCCGATATCAACCCGGACATCGAGTATTGCGGCAAATCGAATATAGCGACAGTTGCAATTCAGTGTGTGATTGTTCCGGTCGCTTACGACAGCGCCGAATCTGTAGAGACTTATGTGGTTTACTCTTTTGATTTATCGGCGGTGGATGATGGCACACCTTTACCTTTAATTTATGAGGTCAATGATATTGCCGCCAATAGTAAAATGGCTGACACATTTATCGGTACGCCGATTCTCGAACCGAACCTTATGCCGTGGATTCTCAGATATGAGGGGAAAACTGTTTATTTTATCACCGATACAGTCGGTGATTCTAACTTTATGTTCAGGGTATATGACGGCAATGATTGGTCAAACTACGCGACAGTTCAGATAACCGCCGCCGCCAATCCGATGGACGCTCTTTATCTCAACGGTGAGCCGAACTCACATATAACTATACCCGACAATGATTATCTCGATATTATGGGGCCGCAATGGGCCTGCTCGTTCTGGTTCAATAATTACTTGCGGAGACCGTACCAGTCGTTAATGAGCAAGCGAGATTCCGGCCCCGGCTATGAAATATCCATAAAAGCCGGTAAGGTTCAGTTTGACCTTTACGATGCAAACGGATTGGTAACAAATGTGCGGAGTGATATTATCATTTCGGATGGTACTTGGTATTGTACAGACGTTATATATTATTACGACGATGACCCTAATTACGGTTATATGAATATCCTTACTTATAATTCCGACGGGGCTTCCGTGGGTTATACAGAAAGTGGTTCGTTTTCGCACTCTGCGTTTTCTAATAACTCTAATCTCGTTATTGAAGGTGATTTCGGATTTGACCATTTAAGATTCTGGAATGATGTGAATGAGGGCTTGAACAATTTTATATATCATTCGGGCAACAGGCAGAATTACACAGAAACGAATATGGGTTTCGGTAATACCTCAAATGTTCGCTATAAATGCGATGAGGGTAACGGAACGACAATAACGGATAATAAAGGTAATGCTGATGACGGTGCTTTGGGTGATGATGTTATCTGGCATCCGCCATATTATATATTTCGTTCACTGGTGAAACACTAATGGACTTGAGACAGAATACAGCGGCAACGATAGTAATAACCGGCGTGAGAACAACCGTTAGAAGTGCGCTCGATGGGACTACGCCCATACCTTCTGGTGATAGTGTGGATATTTCTAATCTGGAGGTGTTCATCGCCAAAAACGGCGTATTTACCGAACTTACCGATACCGGCGAGGGTGGAGATAACGAACTGTCCGTGCCGGAAAGAGGGTGTTTCGCGCTTAAACTGACGGTGGGTAATGTTAATACGCTCGGCAGGCTCGAAGTTGTGGTTCAGAACAAGGAAGGTCAACTGATAATCCTTTCGGTATCGAAAGAGTTTATGGTTATGGACGCCGACGTCTACGACGCCCGATACGGTTCCGGCATTTATGAAAATCCGGCAATAGCCTTAAAGACTACGGTAAAAGCCAACGACCCGCAAGGTCTCGGAGCGGACGAGTATTTTTCTCTTGATGCAGGCTCACCCAGTGCGGATGAGTACAATAATATGGTGGTCTCCGTAACAGATGTTACCGGCGGGGTCACTGCATCGAGAAGGGTAGTCGATTATTATGACTACGGCGGCGATATGGTGGTCCGCGTCGATTATCCGTTCGAGTTCAATCTTGCCGCCGGTGATATAGTTCGTATATGGGCCAATGCTTATTCCGGGGAACTCGGAGCGGCGGCAAGCGATGAAATCGCTCAGGCGGTATGGGACGAGCCTCTGGCATCTCACACCGACCCGTCTGCGACAGGGGGCAAGCTCGGCTCTATCGATTCGGGGATATACTTATGAGCTATCGTGTTCTTGTAGTCTGGAAGTGCAGGGCCTGCGGGCATACGTTCTATCGCCTGCCGGAAAATGCACAGAAAAAGAACTGGTTTAAGAGGTTGCTGTCGTCCAGAGATAAACTGAAATGTCCCGTATGCAGAAAAACCGAGGCCGTAAAAATATCGGCGGTTACTAAAACGGAGCGCGTATGTACCACCTGATAATCTATAGCCAGTTGTCGAATCCGTACATCCAGATAGTCAATGTGCGCACGGCTGAGGTCTGGGACTTTGAGAATGAGACCCTTACATCTTCACCGGAACAATATACGGATACAGTGCAGGTTCTCGAAAAAAACGAGCTTTTTAACGGGTTCCCGATTGAGCTGCCCACAAACCTGTTGGGTTACGGGGACTATGACCTGTTAATCAAAGATTCCGCCACCCCCCTAGCGACCGACCCGGTGAAAAGAGGCAAGCGCATAAAATGGAACGGCAGGGGTCTGAGTGACCCGTACAACAGATTACTTCAGCATTAAAGAAAGGTAGAATTATGGGTATGAAAATAGACCAGAGCCAGAGACAATGGCGCACGCACAGAACAGTCCTCAAGGCCGTCCAGGAGACCGCCTTCGCAGGTACGGCCAACGGCAAGTGGGCGGCGCTCAAAGACACTTACGGACTCAGTAATGACGGACTTATGGCCCTTACGGCCAAGTGCAAGAATATCGAAATACGGGCGAGGTCTACAATGGGCAACGATGAGACTGGCACTATACTCGTGTACTTAGTGAATGAGAACGGTGATGCCCGCCTGGCGGCTTCCATAGCCCTGATAACAGGCACGCTTAATGCGACCGACCTGCTGGGCGGCGCAGCCTGTACCTACTGTGATTCACATGCGCCGACCGGCTACCCATCAGGTGACGTTTCCGCAACTAACGCACCTGCCAATGAGATGGGGATTACCAGACTCGCAACACATGGGGCCGAATACGTTCTGTGCCTGTTTACCGCCTTCGACGGCTCGGCGTTAAACACAGAGGGTCTTGCAGTAGATATTCGTGAATGCGATTAAATATAACGAAAGGATAACTTATGTCACTGTGCAGATTCAGGACCGGCCACGACAGTCACTACGTCAAGGCCAGGATTTTTGAGCGCGGCAGTCGCAGAGGTGTTTGCAGGTGTTGCGGACGCAAAAAGTTCGGCGTTCTCGTCAGGTTCGTAGAGCCGAAGGCGATTAAGGGCGACCAGATAATTTGCGACGAGTGCATCGTGCGTATCGCTACCGGCGAGCAGATAAAGATTGAAGGCCGCGAATGCCTGTTTGGTATTCACGCAATCAATCCTCGCCGCGGCAAGAAACCCGGCCCGAAGGCCAAGCCGGGCCGTAAGCCGGGCAAGAAGGTAAGAACGGTCCCGCTGTGTAAGAGATGCGGGCAAAGGCACTGGCAATTCCAGCCGTGCCCACAGAATGAGAATGAGCCTGAAACTTCATCGCAAGAGCAGACAAGTCAGACTTTTGCCAGTGTGGTTTCAGCCGTTCAGGAACAGTTAAGAGAAGATGACAGTTCTTTGACAAGTGAAAATCCCTCAGTAATAGAGGAAGCTGGACAGCTTCAGCCTGTGATAGATGCCGACTGACGATGATATGAAAATATCGCCGTCAGACCAGAAGCGACTCAATCTGGTCAAGTTCTTTCAGAAGCATATTGTCGAGCGCAAGTCGATAACCAAATGCTCCGAAGAGCTCGGCCTGTCGAGAATGACTCTGCACGGCTATAAGAAAGAGCGGGACTTCCGCTCGATGGCATTGGACTACCTTGAGACGAGCAGGCTCAGGGGCGTTACAGGCGTTATGGACAGACTGCTCGACCAGCTCGACGCCACTAATCGTGTCCCGTTCGAGAAAAGCGACGGCGAGGTTATATGGCAGGAAGTCCCCAACAACAAAGTACGTCAGGCTGCGTTACAGGAGATTATCAAGATTTATGGACTCTATGCACCAACAGAAATTGATGCTCGACTTACAGTTTCCGTTGCATCGGATGCAGAATTATTTGCTGAGATTGAGGAAGCTGAAAGAACTTGCCGCCTTGTCGAGTCACACGAAGTCGGGCAGGCAGGCCCTGGACTGGCTGCGGGCCAACAAGAAGATAGTACAGGAGATTTTGACTCGCGCAAAAGAACCTTACTACGCGATGGTTCCGTATCGCAATCGCAGTGACGGCTCTCCGAGCTGGCAGCACAAAGTCATTTGGAACAGGCCGTTCTATAAGGGCTGTGTGGTTGCATCGGCCAATCGAACCGGCAAGAGCTTTTTAGGGGCCTTCGAGACGGCCTTAATGGTTACAGGCGAGCATCCGACGTATGCCAGTCCTCGCAACGGTATCGCCTGGATAGTGGGACTTGACGCCAAGCAGATAGCGGCCATCGGCCAGCCGATGTTCGAGCGGTTCATACCGAAACGCTATAAGGACAACGGCCACTGGTCGGGCAAGCTGATGCGATGGATACTCCGCAGTGACGGGCGTGAATGGGAAGTGTGGTTCAAATCCTGCGATTCAGGCCGCCAGAAGTTTCAGGGTGCTAAGATAGATTTCGCATGGATTGATGAAGAACCACTCGATACATCCATCTTTCCTGAAATCGAATTGCGACTCGTTGATAATCAGGGCATCTGGCTTCTGACCGCAACACCAATCGAAGGGACTCGCTGGCTCAAAGAGCTTATGGGCCGAAAAGATGTGTTCGACATTACAAGCGGTATGCGAGAGAACCCGTATATCCCGCTTGAGGAAATCGAGAAGGTGGCCAGGTCTCTGACTCAGGACGAGCGAGATGTCCGTATCGAGGGCAAGTATATCATCTTCGGCGGCAGGCCGGTATTCGACCGCAAGGCACTCGCTGAGTTCGAGGTCAAGGCCAGACCGTTCGTTTGTGGAGATATAGTAAATGAACCCGCGGATATGGCGGCCTAAGTTCGTTGAGAATTCGGACGGCCCTTTGCGGGTGTTCGAGCTGCCGGTAAAAGGCCTGTCGTACACGATGGGTATAGATACGGCCACGGGACTCGACGAGGACTATTCCGTAGCCCAGATATTCTGCAACTGCCTGCCGTTCGAGCAGGTGGCCGTCCTGAGACTGCGTGTTCCGGTAAACGATTTTACCCGAATGTGCAATCTGCTCGGCAGGCTCTACAATACGGCGTTCAATGTCTGTGAAATCAACTATCCGGGCAATTCCGTACAGGACCAGCTTAACGAGTTCTATGAATACCCGAACAGCTACAGGCCGGAAGAGCATCTCGATATTGACCCGAACGTATCGGACAAGTTCGGACTTCGGACGACCGAGCCGATGAAGTGGCTCCTGATAAACGAGTTTCAGCTCGCCCTCGCCAATCACGAGGTCATTCTGCACGACCCCGTAACGATAAGCGAGTTCTACAACTTCGTGTACGTCGGTTCGAGAAGGAAGGCCTCGGGCGCTGAGGGATTCACAGATGATTGTGTGATGAGTTCTTTGTTCGCTTATCACGGGGCGAAGCTGTACCCAATGATAAGGCCGAAGCCGGTAGTCAGGAAAACACCTATATCGCCGGAGGCCAGGAGGATGTGGAGTGAACTAAAAAGGGATTTACAGAACCGCGATAAGGACCAGAGAAGAAAGGGAAAAATAGTATGAAAATATCTGAGTTGTTCAGAGCGAAGCGGGCTGTGGATGTTGATATTGCAATGTCGCAAGCTCCGCAGCCTCCGGCACTGCTCAGTGAGGAGCTGGCGAGGCGCGATACGTTCTTTCATACGTGCTGGACCAGACTGAAGTTTCTCCGGCCGGATTTGTGCAGGGAAATGACGGATATTGAATTATTTGTGGCAGGATATGAGCGTACCAGTGACGATGGAACAGATAATAAGTCCGACGACGAGCAGAAGGGCAAAGTTGTCTAAAGTTGACCGCTGCCCGCAATGCAGACGGAAGCTCTGCAAGAGGTCTGATATGGCAGGGCGGATGATGATTGATTTCAGACATTCGGGCGCTGTGGTACTGACCACCTCGGCGGTGATAATGTGCATAGGATGCGGCAGGTATTATCTCATTACCGGCAATGAAGGTATTGTAAGGGAAGTTTATGTATATGGAACAGAAATCCAGGGCTGATGACCAGCAGATAATGACCGACCCTGCATCTCGTCAGGCGGCCACACTGATTCAAAAGAGGATAGAATCTTTCTCTCCGCTTCACCGCTCACTGCTGACTGAAATCAAGTGTAATATCGCTTATATGGTCGGCCAGCAGAATATCCAGTTAGTCGGCGACCAGGTAATGCCGCTCGATGATGAAAGGGCGATACAGACTGTTGAAAACGTCATTCTGCCGGCCGTTCAGAACGATATGGCGGTCGGAACGTCGAGACCGCCGCTATTTGATGTGGTGCCGGCCGGAACGGACGACGACGATAAGGCCACGGCGATAGCCGGAGAGAAGATGATACCGTTTTTGCAGAGGAAATTCGGACGGGGCCTGTGCCGTGACGATGCTATCGTATGGTATGATATTTCCGGCGTCGGCTGGCGCAAGGTGTACTGGAACCCCGATGCCATAGTCGAGGGCGTCAATCCGGCGGCGATTACCGACGACGGCAGGTGGAACATCGACCATCTGCCCGATTTACCGGCTGGAGCGCCGATAATGAGCGGCGATTTGGTCATCGAGTCAGTGCCTACCAGCCAGCTCATCTGGGACTTCCGACTCTACGATTTGTTCAAACTGCCGTGGATTATCCATTGCCTGCCGGTAAGCGCCGACTGGGTGCGCGACAGGTATGGACTCGACGTTTATGAGAAGCTCAAGGGCAAGTTCAGTTCAGGCCCTTTCTTAAACAATTTCGAAGTAGGCATTATGAATGCCTTCAATGAGTTCCGTGCCATATCGTCCGGCTCGACCGAGCAGAGGAAAGTTACTTATGCGATGTCCTCCCATGACGATATAAAGCTCCAGTCTGAAAAACATATAATGTACTGTGAATGCTGGCAGATACCGACCAAATCACACCCTGCGGGAATGTACGCCGAAATGGTCTCCGACCAGCTCGTAAAACACCAGCCGTACCCGGTGGACAGCTACCCCCATCAGGAACTGCCGTTTATACCTGCCTATCCGGTGAGGATAAAGGGCGCTACCGCGGCGGGCATATCCCGAATATCGCAGGCAAGACCCATACAGAGGGATTATAACCGGCTGTTGAGCCAGATAGACGAGAACCTTGACATTATGGGCAATGCCGTCTTTATGGCCCCTCGCAATGCCAAAGTCAGTTATCGCAAGCTCGATAATCGGGCGGGCAATATCATCGAGTACGACAGTCTCGGAAAGCCTACTCGTGAACCGGGCGTTCCGATGAACTCTCAGGTATTCGTGCTTCTGGCGCAGAAGCGACTCGCTATTGATAATATATTCTCATTCCACGCGCCGAGCAGGGGCTCTATCCCCAAGAGTGTAGAGAGCGGTAAAGGTATTCTGGCGCTGCAGAGGACTGACGTTGAGCATCAGGGTCCGGTAGTCGCCGGATTCGAGCAGGCGGATGAGCGGCTGGTCTTTCAGGCCCTTACAGTAGCATTTGCCAATTATGATAACGGTAAGCTCGTCAACGTCGTCGGCTCCGACTACGAATGGACCCTGTTCAAACTGGACAAGAACCAGTTACGAGGCAAGTTCAATGTAATCGTCAAGCAGCGGTCGTCCTTCCCGCCGGACAAGACGCAGGAGGCCGAGACGGCCTTTATGGCCTGGAACTCCGGCCTGCTCGGCGACCCTATGGACCCCAGTTAAGGGTCTGGACTATGCAGCAGATGAGTCTCGGCAACGCCGATAACCTGTTCCAGCGCCACTCGAAACAGCGCAACTTCGCAATGAAAGAGTTTATCGCAATGGAGCAGGTGGCCAAATCTATGTCACCGCTACCGCAGGAAATATCAGACGAGCAGCTTGTGGCTGAGATTGAGAAGAGGCTGTTCACCCCGCCCATCAATCCATTCGACGACCATTACGTCCATCAGCAGGTACACGGTGAATATATGATAGACAACTACTGGAAGCTCCGCGCTACCGGCAACCCGATATTCCTTGAAATGCTCAATCGTATGCAGATGCACATAGCAGAGCATCAGGCTGTAATCCAGTCAATGCAGGAAATGGCGTTCGCCCGCCAGCTCGAAGCGCAGATGCTCGTCAAAGGCAAGACGCCTCAACAAATAATACTTAATAAGACCAACTTTGATACCAAAGGGAGGAAGAAAATATGATTTGCTGTAAGTGTAAAACTGATAAGCCCTTGAGTGCGTTTTATCGCACGAAGGAGAGACTGAAAAACGGCAATTTGAAGAATGGCGGTTACCGGTATGACTGTAAACAGTGTGTTTTAACCAGTCTGAAGGAAAAGTACATCAAGCGCACCAAAAAGGCCGTAAAAGCCCGGCAGCGGTATCGTAAGCAATATGCCAAGAAAAATAAGGATAAGTTGCTGGCTCAAAAGCGGGATTACTATCACAACCGAGGCGGGTCGCGCAGAAGGAAGGAGAGGAATATACGAAAAAGATATGGTATCAGCTTGGAGCAATATGAAAACATAAAAGCAAGACAAGATTACAAATGTGCTATCTGTGGAATACCTGATGCCGAATGTTACAACGGATTACATTTAGACCATAACCACCGAACAGGGCAAATACGAGGGTTTCTGTGTCTTGGTTGTAATCACGCCATTGGGAAAATGGGAGACAATCCAACTTTGCTTTATAAAGCCGCTGAATACTTAGAAAAATACCAGCAGATAATACTGTTATCTAAATATAATCCAGAACCAAAGGACAAAAAGACCTCAAAACGAAAGGAATCAAAATGACAGCGACTCCAAACAATGCGGACCCGAATACGGGCGCCAGCACTGTAGCGAACCCTGAGCCGAGTAAGCCGGATTTCAATACGGCTACCGGATACCCCGAAGGCGGGCCGTCATCAGTCCCGGCAGAGCCTGCAACAGCGGAAACCAGACCGCCGGAGCAAAAACCGGACGCCGTGGAAACTAAGGCCACACCCGAAGAGATTGCAGCCGCCAACGAGCGGCTCAAGCAGCAGAACGCAGCCAATGAGAAACTCATACGCTCTCTTGGCCTCGACCCGCAGAGCGACCTGGCCGAACAGCTCGAATCAGGCGTAATCAGTCAGCAGGATGTAGTGGACTTTATCTCCAAAAGGGCCGGAGTGCCCCGTACAGCAACGAACGTCCGGAATGTGACCCAAACCACCGACCAGCCTCCGAAAGGCCCTGTAGAGACCGCACAGGCCGCGTATGAGGCCGCCAAGCAGGCGTATGACGCGGAAGCGGCCAGCGGGGATGGTGTGACGATAAAAACCAATACTGAATACATAGAAGCTATCCATAAGCTGAATGAAGCGAGGAATGCGGCTATCTCAGATATGGTCAGGCAGAGAGACCTCGAAACGGCCTCGACCGAAAATCTGGAAGCGGTACTTACTATTGCGCGTACTCAGCCGGGATATAACGATATGCCTGCCGAAATCCGGCGCGGCGTTGATGATGTCAGCGTCGCTATGACCAGCCAGATAATCGAACGGGCGGCCCTTGACTTAGGGCTCGACCCTTCCAGTCTCAATAAGAGACAGGTCGCTTACTTCGCCCAACAGGCGAATAAGCAGCTTGGCTTACTGGCTGAATATCAGAGGGAACTCGGCAGGCAGGAAGTACGTAAAGCATTTTCACTTAGAGGCGGCGGCGGTAATCCGCCCGGCGGATCGCCGCCCAATCCGGCCCCTGCCGCAGGTCCGGTAGTTACACCTGCGGGCGAAAGGCCCAGAATCACTATGGACAATATGTCGCAGATGGCACGCGACTATGCCTCTGGTTCCGGCAGGGCCGTTTAACGAAAGGATTGAACGATTATGACAGCATCCAATACAGTTACTACAGTTGACCAGGTCCGGCAGGACTTTCAGCATTCTGCAACTGTCGAAGGCCTGATGAAGAATGTCTATCTGCCCGCTCTGAACAATACGGTTTTCCACGCGACCCCGCTAATGGAAATGTTCGGAGATTTCGGGGGCAAGCTGAAATTTGAAGGCAATAAGGTAATTAAGGCCTTCAAGTACCAGGGAGCCGGGGGATTCGGCGGTATCTCAGAAGGCGGGGATTTCGTGAAGGGCCGTGACCAGAAAGGGTTTCAGGGCTACGAGAGGCTAAAATATCTCAACGCCTTCGTCTCGCTTACCGGCCCTGCGGCAAAGACCGTAATGAGCGGTTCGGGCGCTTACGTTGACGCCCTTTCAAGTTCGATGGAAGATACCCTGAAGTGGGCAAGGCAGAATATGGAACGCATCCTCGGCGGTGCCGGTACGGGCGAGCTGTGCCGTTTCGCCCTGCCTGACGCCGTAAATGAAGCTGCTATGGCGGCCGGTGAATACGTTCGTATCACAGCAGGCGCTACTGATACTACCCCTGTATCGATAACTGCCTCGGCGGGCGGGGCCTATACGAAGGTTCAATGGCTTCAGCCGGGTATTCGCGTCAATCTCATTCCCGATGGTAATTTTGACGGCGATGTTACTACCGCCGAGCACGTAATTGACAGTTCATCAGCCAGAGCCGTGTTCGAGGTTACGAATGTTGACCGCGCTGCGGGAACATTCGCCTTAAAACTCGTCAGTACAACCGGAACAGTTAATCTCGAAACTTTCGATAATGATACGCTGGTGGTCGTACTGGAAAACGCTTACGGCGAGATTGAGGATGACGGCGATGTCGCCTCCGACTATTGCCTTGAGCCGAACGGCCTGATGAACCTTATCGACGACGGCGATACGTACTCGACTATCTGGAACCGCACCCGCTCATCTTATCCGCACTCGCTCAAGAGCGTGGTCGAGGCGGCCGGAAGCGTTGAGATTGACGAGGAGCTGCTGATGGGCTGGCTGCTCGATTTGGTCAATATCACCCAATCAGTGCCTGACGTGCTCGTTACCGACCCCAAGAGCCGCCTGAAATACTTCTCCAACCAGAAGGATGACCGGCGTTTCAATACGCAGGTAATCGACGGCCCGTTCGGTATGCGGAGTATGGGCATTACCATCGACCAGTATACGCTAATGCTCCAGAGTCTGGCGTCGTTACTGCCGGGCACGCTGCTGATGATAGTGGCTAAGGCATTCAGTTTCATAAACTCGACCGACGGTTTCGAGTGGCGACGGCTGGGCGGTGAGGTATGGCGGCCTTACGAGAGTAAGGACGGTATGTTCGCCACCGCACTGAGCTATACCAACTTCGTCTGTGAGGACCCCCGCGGCCAGTTCAAGGCCACAGGACTGTCCTACTGATTTCACGGTTTCGAGAATTAGGTTTTTGTTAAGCAAGTACAATTTACGAAAGGGACAAAATGAAGAAGTTAATTTTAGCTGTTTTATTGTCATGCCTTCTTGTCCTGCCCGTTCTCGGAGCTTTGAAGCCGAATTCGTGCTATGACGATAACGGCCGGTTCACGTTCGTTTACGTCGGCACTTCGACAGAGCGCGATGCGGTTCCCAGTGGGGTATGGACGATAGAAGAAGGTGATTTATGGTACGATACCGATGCCGATGTCAATGAGCTCCATTCTTACGACGGTTCGGAGTGGAAAGTCGTCAACGAAGGCGGAGCGGGCGGCGGCGGTGCTCCGGCTGGAAGTGGTACGGATGACACCGTTACGCTTGATGATGCTTACGACGGCGGTGGTTCCGGCGTTGGCTATAAAATTACTGTGGATGTGTTGAGTAAACCAGTAACCTTAACTAATACTGTGGCCCAAGTCGGTCCTTTACTGAGCGTTAGTAATTATCCCGCATCTTCCGCTAATGCCAGCGGAATATATGTGGTAAATAACGTAAATTCGACTGGGTACTTACTCAGTCTAATGAATAGCGGAAGTGGTTATTCGATTTTAGCTTCAAACAATTATGGCGCTCAATTCTATGTCGCCGCTGATGGTTCTATTTTCGGAAATACACTGACACTGGACAGCGGCGGTATAATCGCAAATTCCACTGATTCCGAGTTCAAGTTTACGGAAGCCGGTGAAGACCTGATTTTTGATATGGATTACAGTTCGAACCAAATTCAGGTCAAAAGCTCCACAGGCGTTTCCGCTATAGACTGGTCAGGGGTTGACACCTTCAGTAGTATCGATTCGATAACATTCCTGCCCACTGATGCAGGTCACGGAATCGGACTCGAATCTGACGGTGACGCAGAAGACTTGACTATCGCAGTTACCGGAGCTACCGATTCGACTCTTATCCTCGTCTCTTCCGGTACAGGTGCAGACGCCCTTACTGTCTCAACTTCTGCCGGCGGTATGGATTTGACGGTTGCCGGAGCGGCGGCGGGCGAGGATTTGGACTTAGTGTCTAATGTGTCCATTAACCTTACCGCTTCCGAAGCAGCCGCAGATGCTATCGTTCTTGAGGCCGATACGGCCGCAGGCGGAATAGACATCACTTCAAATGCCGACATTGACATTACAACCACAGGCGAAGCGGGTGAAGATATTACCCTTACCAATACCGGCGGAAGTATCAACGTCACGGCAACAGAGGATGATTCCGGTGCTGTTTATATTCAGGAAAACGGTGGGACGAGCGGTGCAATCAAAATCCACGCCAATCAGGGGGCTTCCGTAACGGAAGGCGCATATTCCGTCGAGTTGCTTTCTGACGACGGTGGTGTGGAGTTGCGCTCTACCGCCAACCTTGCCAAGTCTGTCGCTTTGACGAGTGACGGCGGCGCTACAGGTTCAATCTGGATTTTCAATGACCAGGGGGAAAGTGCTGCCGAAGGCTCCGCCTCAATTCAGCTTCTTTCCGATGCAGGTGGTATAAATATCAAGTCCAATCTTGATAATAGTAACGCCGTACTGCTTACCGCCGACGGCGGCACCTCCGCAACTATGGTAATCCACAACGACCAGGGAACTGGCGCAAGTTCTATTCAGATTGTGTCCGATGACGGCTCTGTCGATGTGGACGCCGGTGATAATCTGGATATTGATGTTGCTGATAATGTAACGATTGATACGACCGACGGCTCGTTTACCCTGAATGCCAACGGTACGGATAACGGCGATGTCGATGTAAATGCAGTAGATGATATGACCCTGACCGTCGGCGGAGATTTCGCATTAAATCCCGTCGGTTCCGTTTCCGTCGATACCGGTGACGGAGCCGTTTCAATCGTTTCTGACGGTGCAGCCAACGGCGATATTACTATTGACGCCGAGGACCAGATTACTATCGTCTCTACGGATTCTGACGGTACTAACTCGATTTATATACACGCAAACGGCGGCGCTTCCGAGAATATCAAGGTTCATTCCGACCAGGGTACGGGAGCGGCTTCCATAGAACTCCTGTCCGACGCCGGCGGGATTACGGCCACTGCTTCCGATGCGACGGCAGGCGATTTGCTTCTTACTCTCGGCGATGATGTTACTATCGACGCCGGCGGTAAAGTTACAATTTCGTCCGCTACGGCTTCGGCCAATGGCGATATTAAACTCGACGCTGAAGCGGCAAGTTTAGTGCTCGATTCCGGTGAAGACGCCGAGGACGCCATTACCTTAGTCTGCACTTCAGGTGACGGCGGTATTGATATTACGTCTCTTGGCGATATTGATATTACCACTACCGGAGCTGCCGGTCAGGATATTTCACTGACTAATACCGGCGGCTCAGTTAATATCACAGCCACAGAAGAAGCCGCCGATGCCATTAGTCTTGTTGCTACGACAGGGGCAGGCGGAATAACGCTTAATGCCGGTACTGCCGGTATAACAATGTCCGACGATACCGTCGATGACGTTGGTGATTTGTATTGCGATGATATAGTATCTGACGGCGACCACGATGTAATGTATATGACAAAAACCGTCGTAAAGACTATTGACGCAAACTCCACCGGAAGTACGGACGATTTTAGTTGCGATGAAACTCAGGATAATACCACAGAGCAGCCGATTGACTGCGGGGAAATTATCCCGGCTTATGCCGAGATAGTCTCCTGCCAGTTGCGCTGCTTTGAAACCTTTGGCGACTCGAATGAAATGACTATTGACGTTGGCGTGACAACTGGTGACGGCAGTATTATCACCGCCGCTACTTGTGATACAGCCAATGATATTCTGACTACCGAGGCGACCGGAGGTCCTGAACTTGCCGCAACTAATGCGGCTCGTCATATCTGGGTTAATTTCACCCCCACTAACAACTGGGATGAAACTGCAAGTACGGGCAGGTGGGCGATAATGGTGACGTATATTGATTACGGAGCGGTTTATACGCAGAAAAGTCCTTAACGGTTTTTCTCTTTTAATTCGGATTTCGGTGGCCGCTGACACGGAAGTTGGCGGCCGCCGAAGCCGGTACGAAAGGCAGGTATGGCAAAATCAGGAATACACATTAAGAAAAGTAAACGCGGGACGTTTACCGCCGCAAGCTGGAGACACTAATGCTATCAGGTCTAAGATTCTTGCAAATCAGGCGTGACGACCAGAAAAGGTTGCAGCGGGAATTCAGCGACCGAAGGATTCGCTACGGCTACAATGTCAGGACAAAATCGCTCGAAGCGTGGTACGTGCCGGACAATTCACGTCCGTACAAAATCACCGGCTGCGACAGCGTCGCCCACTGCATATACGTTATGAAGGCGAGGCTGATTACCGAGAGGACGAGGGCGAAAGACCTGTTGCGCCGGATGGATGAGCATAACGACAAACTGCACGAATCCAAAGAAGATGATGTAATGCACGAAGTCCGTTCGACGCTCAGGAGTGTGGCGAGCGGAAGGGTATTATTCACTCCGCCTGCGAGGCAGAAATATGCGAACGTATAAGACAGCGAACGAGATAAGAAGCGAACTGGAAGCTGCGTGGCGAAACGTCACCGGCCGGGCGGGATTCACAGCCGATGAGGCTGATATAGTCAATAATGCAATTATAGATTCCTACCAGTTATGCCTCGACGAATACGGCGTCGGTAATTTCAAGTTCCATAAGACTGAAATTGATGTCGATACGACCTCCGGCCAGGCATACGTCGATTTGGACCAGTACGTCTATCGGGTGCTGCCTGGTACAGTTCGCATACCGGCCGAGGATACGATACTGACCCTTTCGGACGAGGCGGCGATAATAGCGACCGACCCCGAATGGACCGAAATCGGTGTGCCGGAACAATACACCTATCAGGCTTCGAGCGACCCTGACACGATGAGGCTCGGACTCTGGCCTGTCCCCAACGGCACTTACACTATCAAGGCGTGGTGCCTGAAATACCCTTCGGATGCCATAACGAATTTCCCCTCGTATCTGGTCGTTGCAATTAAGAACAAGGCCAAGGAACTCGCCTGCATAGCCCTGCCTATGCAGCAGCTTGCGCCGGGTTTCAAGTCGATATACGAAGAGGCGATTATGAAGGTCAAAAACGGATACGCAGAGGCCCCAATGCACATAGGCCGCTCAAAGTTCGTCCGTGTCGGCAGGAGTATTGAATCGAGGATAAGACAATGAGTTTTACGGGAACTGACGTAGTAGAGGTGGCACAACGACTTCTTGTTGATATAGACGATGAAGCCTATTCGGACGACCTGCTCGACTATCTCAATGAGGGCAGTCGAAGGTTCGCCGCCGAGACGCACTGCTGCCAGGCGGCGGAAGAAATAACTATTGAGGCGAATTACGTCGATTATACCAGCCTTGCGGCTCTGAGCGACGAGGCCGATTCGGTTCTGTTCGTGCCGAAGATGGTATATCTCGACAACGACAATCCTTTCGACCTCGATAAGGCCTCGCTCTTTAGTCATAAAAGCCTGCCCGACCAGTCGGTAACAACGCCGACGAGGTTCTGGTGCTTCGGCAAAAAAGTGTTCTTCGACCTTAATGAAAACGCCACGATTTCGTTTAATATCCTGGCCTATTTCTCGTATATACCCTCGGCCCTTTCGGCGCTGACGGAAAACATAAAAATACCGGATGCGTGGATGATGGCGCTGGTTAATTATATCGCCTATTGCTGTCATATCGCCGACCGCAGCGCCGGTCTGGCCAACGGGTTCTTCGACCAGTACGAAAAAATAAAAACGCAGGCTGCGCAGATTTACACCGCCGATGCGTCATAAAATTTAAGGAATTTTAGTATTGCGAATGCCAATGACAAAATCCGGCAAGGCGAAGTTTTCAGCGGACGATTTCGAACCGCTCATTCTCGAAGATTTCTCCGGCGGTCTGAATATTACCGACCCCACTGCGGGACTGCCGCCGAACGAATTTAACGAGCTTCTCAATTACGTCTTCGACCGCAAGAAAAGGCTCAAAGTCAGGCCGCCGTCCAGGCCGTACTGCTTTAGCGCTTCAATACAGGACAAGTACATAACTGTAGACGTTGACGGCGATACTTACGTGCCCAAAACGCTTGAGAATTTCAGGGTCTTCAAAGAAATTATTGCCGGATGGTCATATTCCGACCGGCTGTTCGTCGTAACGGGCCTATTCAAGGATGCCGGAGAGGTCGAGGACGACCTTTACATCGTCGCAGTCTATAAATATTCGACTGAAACGTGGGTGGACATCTGGACGAGCGCAACGGCAACCTCGGCGAGTATTGAACTGTTCAAAGTGAACCAGGCGACAGACTTGCTCATTTTCCCCAACGATGACTGCGGAAAAAGGTGGGTCCCTTCCGAGGACGAAGTTACCGACCTCGGCCTGACCAAACCGGCGGCGGACGATTTCGATATGACATATACCCAGCAGGACAATGTTGGGGCGGAACTCGGCCTCGATTGTTCCGACCAGCCGGATATTTATTATAAGTACGCCTATTTCTTCGATGACAGCAACACATCGACAAAATACGGACTGTCTGCGGCCACTCAGTCCACCGGCGGCGACGATTACGTATCCACCTCAGACACGAGAAGGTCGGAACCGCTTACCGGCATTACCCAGGCGAACGACAGGCTTCAATGCGCAGACACTTCTGGTTTTGAGATTGATGATGTTATTACAGTAATCGGCGCGGTGGGCGTTGAAGAAATAAACGGGATTCCGATGAAGATTGAGGCTATAGGTGAGGATTCTTATTTGCAGGTGACTTACGACCTGCCTTCAGGCTACTCATCAGGCGGGACGATTTATCTTGGCTCCCTGCCGAACCAGCAGATAAAGCTCGAATTCGCCGACAGTGCGATACCCGAAGGGGTCAGTAAAATTCATATTTACAGAGCGCCAAAGAACACCAGCGAAGGGCCGTACAAACTCGTTGGTATTGTGGATGTTACGGATGCCGATGGCTTAGGCGGCGGGACGGTAGAGACGTTTTACGACCGAACTCCGTGGGATTTCGAGGGCGAGGAAGATTTGCCGGAAGGCTCAGACCCGTCAATCGACGGTGAAGAACTGATATTATTCAATGTCAAACGGATAGGGCCGTATCTGGTGGGATTCGATACGACTATGAAGAACAAGATGTTGTGGTCGAACTCGTCGAGTCCCGATGTATGGGTCCCGACCAATTTCGATTATCTGGACTCCAACGGCAGACTGGCGGTTGAGTTTAACAGGAACATCTACATCTTCACCGAACTCGGAGTGCACAGTAAGGCGAATATGTCGTCACAGGCCGTGAAAATATGCAATATCGGGTGTAACGACTACCGGACTATTCAGGTAGTGGACAGCGGTATTATCTGGACGGACTACGACAGCGTCTATTTCGCCGATTTCGTTACCCAGTACGGCTCGAAGGGCGACTTCCCGAAGGATATAGGGCACCCGATAGCCGTATCCGTCGAGAGAATGAATACGAGCGTTTACGTCTTCTCCGGCTTCTTCGGCAGGCGTTATTATCTGTCATATATCGATACGCTCGACAGCGCCAGAAAATGTTATTTATACGATGTGGACATCGGGGCGTGGTCTCAACATTCAATGGAACATTTTCTGATGAGTAACGGCGGCGGCGTTCTGTTTACGCTCGGAACGGGCAACTCGAAGTATTATGTCTACGAGCATGATTACACCGATGTAGTTTCGATTTCCGAAGGCGGTTCCGATTACGCCGGCAGGGACTATCACGATTATACTTACGTTGATACGGACGAATACGCCGGTATAGCCAATATCAATACTTATATCAAAAAGGACAATATGCTGATTGGCGGCGACTACCGCAAGGTCTTCATATCGTCCATATCACTCGTGGCCGAGGGTGTATATCTCGACGGCGATATTACGGTCAGCGGTACGGACTTTTCCGTAACCAAGAATTTTACAAGCTCGCTCGGAAGTAACGAGACTTTCGACTATCCCGCCCGGTGGGACTCGGCCCTGTGGGCTCCCGACCCCGTGGATACCGACCCCGCCACGGCGACGTACTACGGATGGGTGGGCTTTACTATCGGATTCGTCAATTTGCATAAGAAATTCAGACGCACTATCAAGTCGCGCCAGGTATCGGTCTCTTATACGAGTACGGATTCGAGGGATTTGAAGATTCTGGCCGTGGGTCTTTATTACAAAATTTTACCAATGGTGGCTTAACTATGAATGAAGTAACGAAAGAGGACTTGAACCGAGTACATAACAGGGTGGACGCCGCGGTCAATGCGCTTGCCGAGACTAATGTGAAACTCGAAAGGGTGGCGACGACGCTTGAGAACATTAAGATACCGGAACAGCCGTGCCACGACCTTCGGCTGTTATCGAATAACGTAGAAAAACATATCAGGGAGCATTCGATGAACAGGCAGACGTGGAAGTCGGCCCTGGTAAATGGCACGGTCAGATTAGTCATTGCGGCTATCATAGCCGCTACCGCCTATATGTTCGGCACGGCCTTCAGCCGCGAAAAAAACGACGGAAGCACAGACAGGAATAAAACCATTCAATTACAGGAGCACGAAGAAAATGGCCCTACCGACAGATAATTTGTCCAATACCGACATAGTAGCAGGCCAGCAGATATTCGCTTCAACTGAGATAGCGAGAATAGCCATAATCAATGCCTTCATAGACGCCTGCGTGGAACAGTGCGTACTGATGACCAGTAATCAGACGATAGCGGGCGTAAAGACGTTCTCGTCACTGCCGAAAGTGCCGGAAACCGACCCTTCAGCGGGAACTGAGGTAATCAGCAAGACATACTTTGATTCGGTTATCGCGGGTTTGGGTTTTAAGACCGCCTCTGTAACAATCTTGAATAATACGTCCATAGGCGATGACGACTGGCACGAATACGACCTTTCGGCGACAATAGGCTCGGCCAAGGCGCTCTGTATATTCTCAATAGTCTGCGGCAGTGCATACGCGGCGGGAGTAAGGGAAGATGGCACGTCCTTTGATTTCGGCAACAATTCGAGCGGCGGCAGCGTATTCGACCCCGCAGGCGCGGGCTACGGCGGGACTATAACGTGCATCTCATCGTCGAGCGGTAAAATCGAATACAAATCCGCCAACGCCAATAATGTTATCACCCTGAAACTTATCGGGTACGTGAAGAACAATGACTAATTTGTCATATACAACCGAGTGCCTTACCGAACTTTCCGCCGGCGATGCAGCGGAGATACTTAACCTGTTCAGGACGATAAGGGGCAGGACGTGCTCGGCAGCCAATTACCTCGAATACCTATATCGCTATTTTAGCCATATAGCAATCTTCGTAGTCCGGCGCAGCGGCGAAATAGTCGGATTTACTCAGGCATCAGCGCCGACCGTTCTCGACCCTAAGACGGCGTGGCTGCCGTTCTCAGCCTCGAAGAAGGGTATTCCGAAAAAGCACAGGACGAAACTACTCGCTATGGCTGAGGACTGGATGAGACAAAAGGGGGCGAAACGGTTCAAGTTCGAGTCCGTATTATCGTCAGCCGCACTCAAGCGGGCGTGGGGTATGAAACTATCTCAGGAAAAGTTATATGAAAAAGAGCTATGATATTTTTGGTTTCGAGGACGAGTTCGACGTTGATTTCATCGATTGGGTATGGTACAGCCCGGCGGCGGCCTTCAAAGAAGGCGGATTCCTCGGTTTCGGCGGTGGCGGAGTCTCCGGCACTCCGACTGTACCATCTACCAAGTTCACGCGATGGGCTGACAAGAAACTGCTGCCGATGCTGGTCCGTGCAATGAAAGGCAAGGGGCTCGGACCCGAAGGTTTCTCGTCCGACCGCCTTGCGGCCCAGTATGAAGGACTTGAAAACGCTTACGATATAGCGTCTGGCGAGCTTAACTCAAATCTTAGCAGAACGATACACCCTGAAGACGTAAGGGTCGGCAACTTCGCCCGCAATCAGCTCAATAGGGCCTATATAACCGCCAAAGACGATATAAGACGCGGCGAACGCGCGAACCTTCAGGAAGAGCAGGACATAGCGACGAAACTGGCGATGGATACCGTCGCCAAATCGAAACAGACAGGCCTCAATACGGCCGGTATGTTTAATAACGCCAATCTGAGGTCGGCCGAAATCGGCGCTCAGTACGGCACGTTCGGAACTAATCTGGCTTATGGGGCCGGTTCGGGTCTGGCTGATATTTATTTCGCCCAGCAGATGGCCGGAAAATAATGGATGGAACAAGAAAGATTGGTGAATTTCAGGTGCTGTCGGCGATACCGGGGGATTTTCGCCTGCTCGGCGTCGATACCTACCGGTTCGGACTTGACGATATGAACAGTATGGCGAACAACTCAATTTTCATAGCTGAGGCGAACAGTTTCTGGATAGGCACTTTGCTTATGGGAATCGGCGGGTTCCTGCTGTTATGGCCGGGAGTGGCCGAGGCCAAGTTTATATGGTCAAAAACGGCGGGATTGAAGTATCTGACTGATATATTCAATGCCCTGAAGACGATGTCGAAAGAATATATCGACCGGCACAAAATCTGGCGATTGCAGCTTTTGGTTACGGAGCCGCTGCCGGACAAATTCCTCCGGTCCGCCAGGTTCGAGTTCGAGGCCAGGCTCCAGTCCCTGAGTCCTGCCGGAACTGATGTGATAATATACAAAATCATAACGAAGAAATACCTTCCAGACGGAGGTCTAAAATGCCATTGATACCTTTTGCAATAGCCGATGCGATTTCATCTACAGTTGCCAATCCTCTGGCGTGGATAACAGGGGCGGGCGCTCTCGGCATGGCCGGGGCGTTCGGCTCAGGCGGCCAGTCCTTTGCGACGGGCCCTGTAATCTCACCGCAGGTCAGGAAACTGGACAAGGCGGTCAAGACCAGGCTCAAATCCAATCTTAACATCGCAGGCCGCGGGGACGTGCGCAATAAGGCATTTGGAAAGGTGAGCCAGCTCAAGGAGGCCGAGGGACTTCGCAAAAGGACCGCATCGAGCATTCTCAGCACGGCAGTCAATACAGCCTCAAATAACCCCGAACTCGAGCGCGGCGGACTGTCGCTCGGAGGCGGGCTCGTAAGGACGGCCATTTCCGAGTCCGGCAGAAGGCTCAAGGGCCTGTTCGCCCCATCGAGTGTACTCAATACGTACAAAAGGCAGGAGCTGATAAACGCCGTGAACGACATAGCCGCCCAGAGGGGTATAGACCTGAACGTGGCCTCCGGCACGGCGGGCCTTAAAATCGCGGAGAATCAGGCGAACCAGATACTGTCGGCCAACAGGGGCTCGGCCATCGGGGACCTGATAAGCGGTATCGGGCGGTACTCTTTAATGTCAACTTATCTAAACCAAAGGAAATCATAAAATGCCTCGTTACGGACTACAGACTGGAGCGGCCGCGGTAAGCGGCATCCTCGAATCTTATAACAGGAGCCTCGCCTTACAGGCCGACCTCGAAAACTACAAAGACCGGCAGAAACAGGACCTGTTGAGACAGCAGAGCAGGGACCTCAGAGACCGGCTGGCCGTCAGGTCTTTTAACCTGCGTCTGGATAACAGCATAGCCGAGGCCCGCAGGGACCTTGCCTTACTTCGGAACAGTCCTGAGTTCGATGAATTGACGGATGATGAGAAGGCGGCGGTAACGGGCCAGTACCTCAATCAGATACGGACTCTGGAATCTTCACGGTTTATGCCGTTCGCCAACGACGGCCCTTCGGGTCGTATGCCGATGACTGACTCTGAGCCGATGGGTCCGCCGAGTGAAGCACCGACAATGCCCTTTACGAAGATAGGTGATACTGTCTATCCTCATTCCTCGCCGGAAACGCTGAAGGCGGCAAAGGCTGCAATGTCAAACAGGCCGAATCCTGAAGCACTCCTGCCTGATGAATTTTTTGAGGCCCGAAGACAGGCCAATATCTGGGCGCGGCAGAAACCAGGGTCGGCAATACCAATCTCAACAAAAGCAACTGGCAAACGCCCGCCTAAACCGAAGGATTACCCCGACGCCGAATGGAGTGAGGAATACCAGATGTGGACGGTAATCAGAGACGGGCGACTGAAAGGGATAGAGTAATGCCGTTAATTGATTTGGGTCCTGCACCGGCGAAGAAAGGCCCGAAACTTATAGATTTGGGACCGGCGGCAGAACCCATCCCGAAAATGAACCTTATGCCGCGATTCGCCGACCCTTCGGCACCAGGTGAAAGACAGCAGGTATTCGACGATATATACGATAAGCCTCTGCCCCTGCGTGAGCCTATGACTTTCGAGCGGGGCGAACCGCGACCTTCACTGTTGACGAGGTATGGCAAAAAAACTGCTGCAAGTTCAATCGGCAAATACGTTACCGCAATGGCGACTAAAACTGGTCCGATGGGTTCATCGCAGATATTACTTAATTCCTTCAATGATTTGGTGGATAAGTTTGAAAAGCATACGGGTAAGAATTTTTATGGTCCTGAAACGACAGCTAACGAAAGAGCAGCACTTGAAAAAGCAGCCAAAGAGTTGGCGGTCGGCAGAACAATTTCAGACCCTGCCTTTAACTGGATGTATAATTTGCCACCGGCAAAGGGTGTGGCAGAAAAAGGGGTCGAAATTGCTGGCAGCTTCACAGGTTTTTTAGCACGATTGGCGATTGGCAAAGAGCTTGCTGGCGGTCCGGCTTCTTTTGGTCGGGATGTAATGTCGTGGGAAATGGCCGGACAAATTGCAGGAGAACAAACGGGCAGTGGAGCGACTACAAGGCTTGCACTTGGCGGGATTGGCCAGATACCAACAGGAAGCATAGCAGGCAAGGTTGCAAAAACAGGGGTGGAATCAGCTTTCTTTGGCGGAATGACAGCGTTGCAAGGCGGTTCGCCAGAAGAAATTTTGGCATCAGTTTTTGTCCCAATAATATTTAACGGTTATTCTTTTGTTAAACAGGCAAAAGTTATTACTGATTATCGTACAAATTTAATCAAAACTGCTCAAAAAGCTCATAAAATGCGATTGGCACAGGGCATGTCTCGGCCTACAAGTGAGGCATATTTGAAGGCTGATATGCGATTGGTTGAACGCAGAGTTACAAAGGTCAAACAAACTATTTATAACGATGACGCCTTTGCCCCCGCTAAAGAGAAATGGGAGAAAGAACGCAAGAAAGCATTGGAGTTAATTAAGCGAGGTGGCACAGACGCTAAACGCGGAGAGGCTCTTTTGGATTTTCTCGGTAAGACCGAGCGAACCAGCCGAGTCCCGATAGAACAACAAATTAAAGAAATTAAACGGGCCGGGGAAGTAGTTAGAAAAGAAAAATTTGAACTACCCGCAACGGTTAAGTCACCTACCACAGCCCCCGCGGCAACAACTATGCCGTTCAGACAGCCCGCTACGACGCCCGTTAAGGCGTCTCAGAGGCCCGTAGAGGCACGAACGCCTGTAAGTGCGGCCCAAACTACCCCAGAAAGCGCCATAGGGCAAATACGGCCCCCCGCCCAAGCCCAGCCGCAGGCAGAAGGGAAGCCTACTGTAAGATTTGAAGCTGGTAAAAAACTATCGCCAGAGCAAAAAAAGGAAGTTTTACGCTCTGTTGG